ACGAAACACTCGTCTTTAATATCAAGGTTGCCGAATTGCGACAAACTTTCTACAATGAAATACATAACCTTTTAATTTGAACTAAATATAACCAATCCAATCGATTGTATTCAATTAATCTACGAAGTGGGTCTTGAGAACTTTGCGTACTCACCACCTATGAACTCTACCAATCCTATGAATTTAATGTTAGCTGCTTCTACCAATCTTTTGTTGGTGTCTATAATTCCCTCTCTTATGTCGTACTGAGAATATCTTTTTGTGTTTAAATTTCCGGTTAACTTCCAGAATATGTCTTGCACCAAATAGAAAGACACATCGTACAAAACAGTTCCATTAACAAAGTCGTTGTATTCTTGCGGTGATATTTCTGTAACGAATCCTTTGCTATTAATTCTTTTTATAAAATATCTTATAATATATCCAGTATCGTAATCTGATTGGGTAGGTTTTGGAAAATAAGAAAGCGGTTCTTTTCCAGTATTTTTGTAAAGGTTAGTTTTATTGGACAGTTGACTCTTTAATTCTGCAGACATATTAGAAGTTGCAAGCATTGTAGAATTTTGACCGTAGAAATTAATTGGCTTTAATTCTTCGCTTGGACCTACTATTGGATCCGTACCACTGTATATTTTGTTATCGAAAGTAACGTAATATGGTCCTTTGTAATTTTGACCGTTTAAAAGATACTCGTTACCAGTTGTAGCTTGATCTGTCTTTATTCTAAATGATGGGTAATATCTTAACATGATCTAAGCTTGAGTATTTGATACGTGAACGTGATTATCGTGACCTGCGAATCCAAATGAGAGTACGGCTTTCGGATTTCCATTTTCTGAATTAATTACATATCCTAAACTCTCTAGCGCTTTCACCAAAGCTTTAGCATCGGTTTGATTAGTGAGAGATACCGCTCTTCTATTTATAATAGCAATGTCTACTGCTTGACCTGTTTTATGACGACTTGGAGTTGACGTATGTCCTGTTATTGCCGTAGTTATAGCAACTTCTACATTAGCATTGATTGCAGCTACACTAATATCTGATAGTAACTTTTGATTAATACTAGATATATCTGATGCCGGGTCTCCACCGTCAACGCCTTTTATGAAAGTTACTTTTTGGAATTGAGTAACAGTATTTTTATAACTAGATAAGTTTGTCAATGGGTTATCTTTGTTATCGTTAGCCGTAGCGTTGTCAGGATTGTATTGAGCTATTCCTCCTAAATTTTTATTATCTGATAATTTATCTTGCTGAAAATCGCTTCTATTTTTTAAATAAATCATGCTTCCTTTTATAGAAGTGGTCCATTGGTTGGCTTCAATTACGTGATTTATTCCAGTAGTTATGAATCCAACTTTTTGTAAACTATCTTTTTCAGTTTTTCCCGATTTATTTACTTTAATAGCTCTTGTGCCGTAAGTGTATGGAAGTAATTGATCTGGTATTGTGAAACCTTGAGTAATTCCAAATCCAGATATTCCGTCTGTAGAAAAATTAACTGATACAGGAATCATTGCTGCTGCACGCGTAGGATAATTTTCATTTTTATTTTTAGACATCTTTTGAATATAGTAATTCGTAGCGTGATGTATAGTGTCAACAGAAGGATTAAAAGTTCCATAAAATTGCTTTACATTTTTATTAAAAGTTAAAGCAGATTCTATTTGTGTATCGTTGGAACCTGAGTTGGTTAAACTTACTCTATTGTTTATGTATCTATCGTAATAGAAATTATTTATAGCTCCAATTGGACTGGCATCTGTAGAATTAGAGGATTGCTTTTTCCAATCTGAATTTGCGGATATAGCCAACATATTATTTATTTTCGTAGATAGATCCGTTTTTAATTCTAAAGTTTTTGCTATTGAATTGGCTCCAAATAAAGGCAAATCAGTCTTTCCTTCTTTAGATATACTATTTTCAGTAGGCAATCCGGGTACCATTTGGTCGTCTACTATTTGTAGTGCATTAGCGGCATCGTCGTAATAGACTCTAAACGCATTAAAATTACCTAGAGACTTATTCATATCAGACAAGATATTGTCTAGCAAAGACTTTAAATATAAATTTCCAATTGAATCTTGGGAAAGGTATTGTTTTATTATTCCAAAAATGTAATCTATACTAACCAACACTTTCATAATTTTACCTCTATATGCATCTTCGGCAACCCCAGTATATTTAAACTTTGGAATTTTATTTAAAAACATATCGCTAACAGAAGAAGGATCGAATAGATCTGTTGTTTCTTTATTTTCTGATGTGCCTAGAATTTTTTTCTTGTCTGCTGTTAATACACTATCATCGAATAATTTAACGTAACTTTCAAAAGTGCCTTCGAATGGAATTAAAAAAGAAAATGCGTCAGTACTTAATTGACTTGGATTGCTTAAGCAGAAATTAGTTTCAGGATTAAAATCAAGATATATTAATGGAGTACTACTATCGCTATTTATGGAGTCTTTTTTCTCATCGTAAAGTAAGCACACATCATTAAGTATCATTAACAACAATCCTAGCTGTATATAAACAGGATGGTTTAATTGAGTTCCATCATTAAGATTTGCGTTGACATCGTAAGGTATAACGTAAGAAGTTAATAGCTCTTTGTAGTTTACCTTTGGTATTTCTAGTTTAGTTTCTTCATCTACTCTATTGGACATTAATGAAGCATTAAAACCGTATTTAGCATTTTTATTAAACACAACAGATTCGTTTAATCCGCTATCGTATATTAGATTTTTAATGATGTCTTTAAAAATTCCTACACTAAATATTTGGTGACTTAGATCTTTTTCTTTATTTTCATTGAATAGCTCTATCTTTTTAACGTCTTTACCTATATCTAATCTTCCTGATGTTGCAATAGCTTCGGTAAGAGAATATACTTGTATCGTTCTTAAAATACACTCTAAAGAAGACTGAGTATTTGATGACGGTTTAGTTTGATTTGATGATGAGCCTTGCGCAGGTTGATTAGTGGGCGCTGTTACGGCTTCAGTATCTTGTTTTAAAAGAGCTGCTTGCGCTTTTATGTATTCTGCAAAAGGATCTTTTAAATTTGTGCTTTCTTCTATACTTGATATCAAAGCAGAATCTGTTATGATAATATCAAATTTTGCTTTTGCTTTTATTGGACTAGTTTCTACTTTATCAGTGTATTTAATACCGTCTTGGGTTTGTGTTGGCGTAGCTTTTATAGCGCTTGTATCGAAAGAAGATTCTCCTGATAAAGTTATATAATATTTTGGTTCATTCTTTGGTGTGATGTTACCAATTATAACTTTATTAATATCAAAGGCTATTTTTGTAAACTTAAAATCTTGATTATCTAAGATGTCTTTTAAAACGCTTTTAAATCTACTATTTTTATCTATATAATTTATGTCTGTAGGAAGAGTTATTGATATATACGCAACGTAACTATCGTTATTATTACCAGAATAATCACCAATCGTAAATACTTTTCCGTATGCAGATGAAGTATTTCCAGTATTATATAAGTAGTCGTATGAATCTAGTATATTTCTATCGACATAACCAGTTAATTTTGGTGTATTATTTGAATTTGCTAGACCAGAACCAAATAAAGCATTTAATTTATCTGTTAAAATAGTTTTATTTAGAGATATAGTTTTTATATTTTCAATATCTTCTTTAGATATTTTTACTCCAAATTTGGGGACATAAAGAACTTTATTGTATAAATAATCTAAATTTTTAAAATTAGTTTCTATAGAAGAATCAGAATTTTGTTCGTACTTAGAGACACCAGAATTTAAAATTCCTGCTTCTTTTGCTATTTTTATTCTTTCTGGAGCAGTAGGATATGCATTTGGATCTTTTCTATTTGGATTATTTGGATTAATTTGATTATTTAGATATTGAAAAATAGAAGTTTTTCCAATCAAGTCTTTATTTGTCTTTTCGCTTTCTGTTTTTGCTTTTTCCGCATCAGCCGCCTTTTGATCTGCCGTTTCTTTATCCTTTTTTATCTGACTATAGATGTTATTAAGGTTGTCTATTTGTGCTTTTAAAATATTTGGAAGTGTTTCAGGCTGATTTATCTTCATTGATTCAGCTAAAGTGCCCAAGCCTGCCATTTTTAAAGTACAATCGTATCCGCCTTCTTGATTGTAAGAAAAATTAAAGTTTACCACCATACCTAACATACCATCGTAATTGCCTTTCGACTCTGTTCTATTGCGCCCTATGTGTAATTGTATTTTTTCTTTAGAGAGTCCTGCAGCGAATGGATCCAAAGAGAATAATTCAGTATTTTTTAATTCGCTAGTGTCTGCAGAACTATCGTAGTAGTAATTGTGACCCCACTCCAAATACATGGTAAAACCTAATTTAAAATACAAAGCGTCCATTACGTCTAACTGACTCTTGTCCCAAACTTTAAATTCTATTGTGGCCATTCTTATAGAGCCTAATTTTCCTTGAGTTTCAATACTGACTCTTGTTAAACCGGGCATTGGACGATAACCAAATTGATTTACTTCTCCATCGTTTAATATATTGTAAGTCTCTTTGAAACCTTGTCTTGGTGTATAAGATGTTGCGCTGTTTTGAATTTTTGTGTATACTGAGGTTCCTGCTTGTAATACGAAATCTTTTGCTAAAGAATCAGGATTTATCAAAGGATATCCAATTAAGTTAGAGAAATATTGCATATCTTCTCTAGCTTCCAAATTAACAGAAGACACCAATCTTATCCATGCAGTTTTATTTGCCAGATATTTTAAATTATCATCGTTTCTTTTAAGTTTAATGCCTTGCTGACTTCTGGTCTTTAATTGTGTTAATAACCAATCGGGAATAGCAGTGCCTATTATATTAGATATGGAACCTGCCATGTTATCTTTTTGAATTTACTATCTTGTATTGATTAATTACCGACTGAACATCATTGGGAATTCTTAACTGCATTCCAATTGGTGGATATAAAGAATCTCCAGGTAATGCATTTGCATAGGCTATGATCCACCATAAGGTAACGTCTCCATAAAAATCGTTTGCTAATAAGTCTAATCTATCTCCAAGCGTACTTATTACGTAAGTATCATTATCAGTTACTGCAATGTCAGGATACACGTTATTCACATAGTATTGACTACCTGTTGCATTGTATTTAATTACGTTTATATTTTGGTATCTATATGGCATTATTATCCGTTATTTTGTTGGGTATCAACAGGAGGTACTCCGTAAGCTGGTCTTAGTAATAGCTTATTAGATAGATCATGCTCTGCTTCTGCCTTAGTTTGAGCTTGCCCCACTTCTTGTGTATTGTTAAGATACAGAGCCGCTTTAATTGGCAAGAAACTGGTTGCGTCTGCTATAACATTATTATTTGCTATTAAAGCAGGTACTTCAGTTTCAGTTCTTCTTCTTGGTAAAATATCCATAATTGGTTTGAACGATATGCTTACTTCAACTAGATGTGGTA